GATAATTAAGCTTAAAAATGACTTAAATTAAGGTAAAATACCCTTATTTCCTTAAATAAATCGATTTATTTAAGGAAATAAGGGTATTTTACCTTAATTTAAGTCATTTTTAAGCTTAATTATCAGATAAATGACCTTTTTTGCTTAATTTTGGGTTTAATCTCCTATTCTGTTCATCAAAAACTCTGTTCCGTCGTTTGTCATAGTATTAAAATTGAAATTACCTTTGTAGTTGTTCCCTATGTTCATGTTCAGACCCGCTGGTTCAGAGGTCCAGTATACCTGACAGTATACTTCATCCCCTGGGTCTATTCTTACCATTCCCTCACACGTTGCACTCCCACCTTGGGCTAGGGTGTTACTAAACTTTCTGAAGTATATAGCCTCAGCACAAACGCCTACTGTGGTGAACGCTTGTTGAACATGCAGTATTTGGCACTTCACACTGAATTCCCCATTGGGTGCAGAACCGACAGCCAGAGACAACCTTACCTTGTACACTCCTTTAAGCGGTGGCTTTACCCTACCTGTGACTTGATCGAGTCCGTACCCGTCATTTATGTTTGCTACTGTCATATTGTTTATATCGACCCACTGAGATGCAGCAGCATTGATCCCTAGATTGCCTGTGTTCATCCACTGTAAACTAGCAAACTCAAACCCAACTGACGGGGTTGGGGGAATAGAAGCTATGGCTGTGTCAACATAGTTCTTCGTTGCCGCGTCCTGGGCTAGTGTTGGGTCTGATATATTATTTACTTGAAATGCCCCTCCGTCTAAGTCAACCGTCATGGGGTTTTGAACATAGCCTGTGAGACTGGGAACAGATGCGTCTACGTATGCCTTCGTTGCAGCATCCTGTGCATTGAGGGGGTCTGCCATGTTTTCTATTCTGTTCAGGGACAGGCCTATTCTGCCGTCCTGAAATATTGTCATTTTGTTTACTAAGCTCCCACCGTTCTCTCTACAAAGAAAGTTTAAGTCGCCCCCATTTAGACCTGTGTCCACACTTACAATTTGGGACATTACCGCGGACTGACTTCCTCCGTAGAACTGAAGACGGGACTCAGTAAATCCCGATATTGTGGCGCTCTTTGCTATGTCCAGGATGTCCTGAGGGGCTTGGACCCCTACACCTACAGACCCTGCGTTTGTGTCAACATAAAGAGGGCCGTTAACTGGGTGTCCTATTGGAATTGTAATGTTGAGTGCTGCCCCTACAAAGGCAAGTGCCCCCACTGTGTTTGCTGACTGTATGTCGTTGTTGTTCATGTTTATTGAGTTAAGGAAACCAACTGTTCCTATTCCCCCATTCTCTGCGATTTCGTTTGTATTCGTTAGATTTGTTGAAACAGAAGTAGAAGCAGTAAGATTATCGCACGTAATAGCGTTCTTTACATCGAGATTACCAGACATAGCGGACTGTCCCCCTACGAAAGCAGAGAGGGGCTGTTCGACATATGTAGTAGTAGGAGGGCCAGCTGCGGTAGCTGGGGTAATTACTTTCCAGAATGTACCATATGTCCCTGTACCACTGTCGTCTTGTTGTTGATATGTCCTTATTTCCCAAGTAGTGCTGGGAGTGATACAATTTAAGTAAACGTACATTTGTGTAGAACCATTGTCTCCTACAACAATAGAATCCCAAATAGGAGTGTCCGATTCTGACAAGTTTACGTGAACATTAACGTTTGCTCTGTTTGCGAAACCAGTGACGGTGAATACTGTTGTTTGTTTTATTCCGGGATCAAGGCATCTACTAACGACCAGTATACTGCCTTCTCCGTCGGACTTTGGATCCATCGCGGCAACAAAGTATCTTACACCAGGAGCGACAGCCCCTTGATTGTAGTACTTCACAGCAGCAGAGTCGTTTACTATGTTATTTGTTATTTCGTCTATATTTGCGAAAAGTCCAGTATATGTATCAACGTTATTAATAGAGAATCCTCCACCGTCTAAGTTTGTCGTCATTGGGTTCTGTACACCTGACCCCCCTCCACCTGAGGCGCTATTTTGAAAAGACCCGTCGCCCCAAATAACGCCCTGGCTGAGAGTAAGCGTACCTTGAGCGTTCGGAAAATCAACCGTTTGAGAGGATCCTCCTGGGAAGTTGTTTGTATTAAACGTACTTGATTGATTAGTAGGTGGTGGTGCTACACTCATTTTCTATAATTAAGGAGGATATTAAAATTGCGCATTAAATTCAAAAATGTTTTTGCTTTTTGTCTTATCGGCTAAAGAATAGGCCGAAACAGTACGTTCGAAAAAGTTTGCCTTAGAGTCAAGAGATATTAGCTCCATAAAGTCGAAGGGGTTTACGCAGTTGTACAATTTTCTTGATCCTAACTGCACTAAAAGCCTGTCTGCAACGAACTCTATATACTGATTCATGAGGACGTGGTTCATACCAATAAGGCGACAAGGCAGGCTAAAAAGAATAAACTGCTTCTCAATTAAAACAGCGTCTCTTATTATATCATGCGTAACCAACTCATCGCACGGCCGCTCGAGGAGACGATGGAGCTCGACGGCGTGTTCGCAATGGAGGGCTTCGTCTCTACTAATGAATTCGTTTGAGAGGGTTGTTCCGGGTAGTATCCCACGCTTCTTAATCCAGTAGAGGGAAGCGAATGCTCCACTGAAGAATATACCTTCCACTGCGGCGAACGCGACGAGTCGCTCTGCGAAGGGTTTATCTCTCGCCATATACTTTTTTGCCCAGTCTGCCTTAGCTTGAATGCAGGGGAAATTGTCGATGGCATTATACAGTTTAGGTTTTTCCTCTTTCGTAGCAAACGTATCAATGAGCAGACTGTACATTTCTGAATGAACACTCTCCATGAACACTTGTAGACTGTAAAAGGATCTACTTTCAGCGATTTTGCAATCCTGTATAAAGCAGCATAGTAAGTTCTCCATGACGACGTTATCCGCTTGTGAAAAAAAGGCGAACATACATAGGAGGAACCTTCTCTCTGGTTCTGATAGTGTGTACCAGTCAACGAGGTCTTTCGACAAATCAATTTCCTGGACGCGCCAAAAGGAGTCCAGGCCCTTATTGTACAGCGAGTAAATTGACTCGTACTTAATAGGGAATAGAGAGTACACGTTGTTGGTGACATCATTATATATAGGATCAGACATATCTAATGATTAATGAGATATTGATTTTAATCCAACGCCGAATAACATGCATGGCAGAACTTTCTGTCTATTGATGACCACTCTACCTCCGCGTCGTCACGTCGTGCTCCACATCGCACGCAATTTTCCACTATCAATCCTGCGTCTACTAATGGCTTTACTTCTCTTTTGTAAACTTCTCTGCATATATCTATAGCGTCTTCTATTCCTTTTGGAAAAAGAAAGTTCTGCTCCAATTTTGCACCAAGGGTAGATTGCTCCACAAAGTAATTAGCCACGCCGGTAATGTCCATTAACGATTCTGTTACAATCCCCTTTCTTATGCTCCTTTCTACCTTGAAAACGTTCTCTTCTCCTGTTGACACTACCCTAGAGCTGTTACAGAAGTCCTGTTTGAAAAACATTAGCTCATTTCCCTTAAATCTGCATCTATCTGACTTTACTAAACTTTCTAAGTCGACCATTTTACTATAAGGAGATAATTAATTGTCTAAATTAGTTATTTAGGAAATTCTTATATTAGATTAACATATAATGGATTCGAAAGAACTAAAAGAATACATAGCAAACAAGAGAGACTCGTTATCTAATAGCAGCATTAATACTTACTCTAGCATTCTCCGATCTTTGTATAAGCAAATTCACGGTACGACTGACGTAGACCCTAAGAAGTTCGATGATACTAAGGAAGTTATCGCCGCAATTAAGGACCTTAGTCCGAACAAGAGGAAGACAATCCTTTCAGCACTGGTTGTAGTGAGCGGTATGAAGGAGTATCGTAACCTCATGATGGAGGACATTAGCAACTACAGAAAAGAAATAAATGAGCAGGAAAAGACACCAAAGCAGAAAGCTTCCTGGGTCACCCAAGAAGAAATAAAACAGACGTACAAACAACTAGAAAAGCAAGCAAGTGCATTGTTCAAAAAAGGTACCTTAACTAATGCAGAGAAACAGAAATACCAAGATTACATTATCCTCGCTCTTCTATCTGGTATCCACATTCCTGTACGTAGAAGCAAAGACTACGTTGACTTTAAATTACGTAACGTAGACGAAGACAAGGACAACTACATAGACAAGAGCGGAAAGAAGCTAGTTTTCAACAGTTACAAGACCAGTAAGTCTTATGGCAAACAAACTTTACCTCTTCCCACCAAGCTACGTAACGTGCTCAAAAAGTGGGCTTCCATAAATGACAGTGATCACCTCCTTATAGACTCAAAGAACAATCCACTGGGACACAACGACTCTTCCCACGGCAGCGTAAAACTGAATCAACGTCTAGAGAGAATATTCAATGGAAAAAAAGTTGGTGTTAATGGGCTACGTCACTCTATTTTGTCAGAGAAGTATCAGCCTATGATAGAGCAGAAAAAGAAGATAGAAGAGGATTTAAGACAAATGGGGTCAAGCGGAGACATGGCTAATACTTATATTAAAAGTTAAAAATCCTAATCATCACCTGGTATCCACTCTACATCAGAGTCATTATCATTATTTCTGAGAAAGTTTACTTGCCTTTCAAGTAAAGATTCTCTTCTCCTTTGAGCCCTAAAAAGCTGCCTGGCTGGTAGCTGGGAACCGTCCGGGAAAACAAGCGGGCCTGGCATAGCATCTCTGACATTCACTTCTCCAATAGGCGAGGCTGGCTGGATTACCGGCTGGGTTACTGGGGTTCCTTCAAATAAAAGAACCCTCTGCTGGGCCGGGCGCTCTGGGGTTACCTGGATATCATCGGGATAGGCCTGGTTACATGTCGGGCATCTTATTCTATTCCCAGTGTGGGAGGTTCTGTTCCATTTGCAAAAGCAAGCTAGGCAAATATGCCCATTCACACAAGTTCCACAGGGATTGACCATATTTCCGGGGGCATGGACCATACAAACACAGCAAGTGGGGTTTTCATTTTCCACTCTCTGTAGTAGCCTTTCATGTCTGTTCTGGTGGTCTCTGGCGATTTCCATAAGGTTAACGGCTACTTCAGTCTGCTCTTCTATGATACGGTCTTGTTCATCATGAAGGCCTTTCATTCTCTCCATCTGGGTATCAAAATAGGCTTGCATTCTATAAAACCCTTTTTCTCTCTTTGCCACTTCTTCCTCCATCCTATGAAGGTCTTCCTTTATAGCCTTAGTACAGTACTCTGCTTTCTTTCTCTTCTTGCTCTCTGTTGAGGCTATGTTCAAAAGCCTTCTATGCTCTGAGAAGAGATAGTCAGCTTCGCAAAATTCGGGGTCCGCCATCTATCGGTAAAAAAACCGTGAGAAAAAAGTGGGTAAATTGTATCGATAAAATTACCGTGAAAAAAAAGTGGGTAAATTTTGTCGGTATTTTTACCGTAAAAATGAAATGTCGATCTGTTGTTTTATGGGTTTCGATAATGAGAGACAGCCGAAATCAGCGGAGTAAATTCCCAGGAGGGGTGCCTCTACTTCAACTTCAACTTCAATCCAACCTTATACTTCAATCCAACCTTATACTTCAATCCAACCTTATACTTCAATCCAACCTTATACTTTAACTTCAACTTAGAAAGAAACAGCCTTCGCTGATATCGGCTATGTCTCATTATCGAACCCCATAAAACTACAGATCGACATCTTTTTTTTACGGTAATAATACCGATAAAATTTACCCACTTTTTTTTTACGGTTTTTTTACCGATAATTTTTACCCACTTTTTTTTTACAGTAAAAATACCGACAATGTCCACCCCACAAGGCACCCCCACAGAAACCCCAGGAACATTCCCAGTAAACGGGGCAATGAAAAGAGCATATTCCCAGATAATGTCCAGGGATTGGGAAAACAAATGGGCAAGGCTAGACCGGGAGTTTACCGGGGAAGTTGCTGTTTCAGAAATGCCCCAAAATACCGATGATGAAGGGGAAACGGAAAGCGATACAGAGAGCGATACAGAGACAGAAATAGAGAGCGATTTGGAAGTAATGGAAGAGGTCCATATAGCCCCAGAAAGCCCCGAAGGACAAGTCTGGATTTCTGGGAATATAAACAGATGGGTCAATGATGATCTCTATGTTGACCTAACCATTCCTACAGAAAAAGAGAGAGAGGTTAGAGAGAGATGGGACATGTACCAGTGCGATTATGAGTGCTCTCTTAAAAGATTCGAATTAGGAGAAGCTATGAATAACATATCAGAGGACCATCTTATCATAGAAATTTTTTAAATTTGAATTTTAAATTTTAAAAAATTTTATTTGAATTTTGAATTTGAATTTTGAATTTGAATTTTGAATTTGAAATGGTTGGATTGATTTAATTCACTTTAAGCCCTCCGCAGTTTACACAGGGATGAGTAATCTTTCTAAATGGACCAGTTCCTGCGACTGCCACTCTTCCTTTGGGCTCGTAAGGGCGCGACATTGAGTACACATCGTGTCCCTTTCTGTGGTAGACCTTGTTCCCTTTCTTTGTCGTAAAGTCCATGTCACCTGGGTGTGTCCTGCTCTTACTTCCATGATGGAAGGAGTCTCTTACGTTAGGACCCCCAAAGCTGAAGCCCATACCCTCTGGGCATCCTCCTGACCACGTGCGGCAGTCGCTGCCTAGCGGTGGACGTGCTCCTGCTCCATGGTGCTTTAATTCCCGGTCTACGGAAAAACGTGCTTTACCACCTGAATGAGTTTGTCTTCTCATGAATGAGTTCCCGTCTTCCCCTGATCCAGTTAATCCGTTATTTGTAGCACTTCTCTTACGTCCTAAAGCGTGTCCTCTGAAGAAGCCTGCGTTGCTATTGCCTGGTGAGTGCCCTTTGTGACTGTTGCTACGCCCATTTCCAGAGCCAGGTGTTATACCCGCTAATCTCCTATCTCCTGATTGTATTCTCGATAAAGGATCTTGCCAACCCATGTTATACATAGGAGATAGAAATTATTTCTTCTTGCTCAAAACGTTTACGTAAAACCTGGCGCGTTTCACTGTTTTAGACTTGAACTTTTTGGGATCCTTAAGTATCATGTCAGCAAATTTGGGCAACGTGAGCTTCTTTTTGTACTGTGAGTTGTACTTATTCAGCTGCTCGGTAAAACTTCCCCAGTTAATATCGTCCCAATCAATTGGCTCCTCTGCTCCAGCTCCTACTTTCTTAATATTTTTTGGGTTTAAAGCTGTTCCAACCTTCTTCCCAAACCCTTCGCCTGCTTCTACGATTCCATGTAATATTAGTTCGTCGTTTCTTCTGCCTTGTTCGCGACGTGGGTCTAGTGCATGGCCAATTTTATTACCTAAGTTGCCTCCTATTCTCTGTTTGAATGACTGAGACCAGTCGTACGTTTCTTTTGCCTGCTCACGTGTTAAACCCTGTGAGTCCATTAGTTCTTTAATTTTTCTTTCCTCATCCGTCATAAAGTACGTTCCTTGATCCATATATATTTGATCTCTTTCCATTTTCTCCTTCAGTTTCTCTCTCTCTTTCATTATTTCGTCATACTCCGCCATTTGAATCGCGTCTTCTTTTAGTTCTCGGTATCTAGCCTCGTCGTATGGTGGTTTGTTTTTTCTCATAGCGTAAATTGTTTCTTCTGAATCAGGAAACCTTATATCATAACCGTAAAGAGCTGCCAAGAATATGGGCTTTCTCTGAGCAAGAGTAGTATTCTTTTCTAACCATTCTGCTTGTTCACGGTCTGTTCCTTTTTCAAAGAGATCCGGGGGTAACATCGCCTTGTTTGTTAGTCTTGCAGCGAATTTAGTCCTTTCTCCTGGTTTGACCGCACCTGATCTACTCGTTACCTTCAATATCTTGAGGGCTTTCTTTATACTGCTATAAGGGGAAGCAATATCTGTTATCAAAATAGCAGCGTCTTCTGGTACACCAGCAGCTTCCATTGCCGCTTGGAAAGGCTTCATCAGCATTTTATCCGCTTTTTCTCCTCCTTTGTCGATAGCGTCGCCAAGAGGACCGAGGTCGTCAAGGGTCGGAGCTTTGTTGATCACGTCTAGCGTCTTACTATTAGTAGGATTTCTGACGAAATTAGGATTATCTTTTTCAGTGTCTTCTTGTATAAGTTCGTCGTAAATTTTATCGCTTTGTTGTCTTGCTTCAGCGATGGCCGCTGCTTTCGCTTCTTCGAGCTTTTTCTCACCGATAGTCATTGCCTTGTCCTGTCCCTTATCTCTCAGTCCTTGTAGCTTCGAATCCCTCTCTGCTTTACGTTCTTCTAACTCAGCCATAGACCCTCCTTTTATCAAATGTTCCAATTCCTTAAGCTTCGACAATATTGCGCCTGGTAGTTGGCCGCCTACTATGCCTTGTCCACCCATTTCGTAGCGTAATTCCTGTAGCATACCGTACTTCCCTTGTTCCTCTAACCGTCTACTGTCTAATTCTCTATCGGCCTCTGTATATCGTGGATCGTTAGCGCTTGCTCTTCTCTCCATGTAATTGTCTACTGTATCGTCCGTCCATTTCTGTTGACTATAATTACCAGGGTTTTGCTGCACTGAACCAGTTAGAGAGGCTGCTGCTGCGTCACCAGCGTCATTTCCTGTCGAGCCTAAAATAATTCGTTTTCCTGTGTCTCTAATTTTGCCCCAAGCGCTCTTTCCTCCCTTGATTTTCTTTACCTTCTTTTCCGCTACTTTCTTTACCTTGATATCTCCACTTTTAAGCATACGTAGTCGAGAATTGAGGAGATCTAATAGCTCACCCTTTTTCAGTTTTGAGTGGCCTTTAATCTTGTAGTTCTTTGCTATTTCGTGCAATTGAGGGGCTTTTAGTGATCCGAATTGTGACATTTTATATAATTAGTGTATATATTTTATTTATATGAAATTTACCACAAAAGTTGATCTGCATAATAACTCGGAGTTCCCTTCTTGTGTCTGTTTTTTTCGTGGCGTTTTTTATACATATTTCTTCTTTTATCTGCTTCTTCTTTACCTTCTTTTGCTAAATAACTTGCGTAATCCATATATCCAGATGCCCCAACGCTTGCTACGAGTTTTCCATCGTCGTATACGTCAATTTTTTTACCTTTTTTCTTTGACGGCCTTATGGTGACTCCTATCCTTTTAGCTTGCTTTTTAGAGTGGTCAGATAGTCCTTTACCTTTTACGTTCTCTTTAAAAAAGTTTGGATCTCCTATTATTGTCTCTTCTGGAAGTCTCGTTAATATGTCGTACGAGTGCTCTGTCAAAGGGTTGTTCGTCTTTGCTTTTATTGTCGTGTCGTTTCTTCTTTCTTTCTTAAATGGGTTTTTCCACATAGATACAGCATCTATGCTGCTTCTTACGTCGTATTGATTTTTGGCGGGTGTACCATCTGACCAAGGAGTAGTAGCTTTGTTGACAGTTATTATTTCGTGGGAATCCTTTCCCAAAAGTTGTGCCTGCAGCCCTCCTTGTGAGTGTCCTATTGTCGTTATTCTGTTTGCACCGTATCTTTCTTCTGCAGCCTTTTGTACTGCTTTTGCGTCTTTAAAACGCTGTGTTTGTTTATATCCTATTTCTCCTGTTGAACCATACTTTAAGTTGTTTCCCCAGTCAGAAGCAGTTCCTTCTGTTCCCCTGTGCGCAACAACGACATGTCCATTTGGGTTGTAAAATACCTTTGTTGTTTGGGCACTCAGTCCTTGATCTAACTTCCAGTCACCGGCTCCGTTGTATTCTCCTGTGTACGATCCTTCTAAAAGGTCACGTAGTGTCATCGAATTAAGGCCTCTTCCCTTCATAAACCTCATTTAACTTAGCAGTACATATTATTCTACGCTTTTTCTGTCAAGTTGCTTTCTACGTCATCCTCTGTTACTTTTACGTCATCTTCAGTAATAATTGGCTCGAAGAACTGCTTCTTTAGTACTGGGGAATTCTTTCCGAACATAATGCTTCTACTGTGTGGAATGGAGCTGAATATCTGCTGTATATCGTCTTCTATGCTTCCATCTGGCGTTAAAGTAGGCGTTCTCTTCCATTCTATTAGTTCAGTTGGTATTCTTGTAAGAACGTCGTTCTTCATTGCATGCCTCATCATTTCGCTTTGCGAAACAAGCATGGAGTACTCTGTAAAGACACGTCCCAGGTAGTCTGGTCCTCTCTCTGATCTCTCGTCTGGGTTTAGTTTAAGAACTCTATATATATCTGTCGATAAACCGTAATATTTCTTACTAAATTTGTATGAGTCTTCCAGTTTGTCGCTTATAGAAAGGTGAAGTTCTACAGCACTCAACATCGCAACAATTAAACTTATTAAACAACTAAGGCCGGATATCACCTTCTGATTCACCTCGAGTGACTGCAGCCCAACTGAAGCACTTGCGGCGAATATAGACAGTAAAATGATAGGAATACGGAACCACTTTCCGTAAGCCTTAAAATAAAAGTACCTCTGTCTGTGGTATGTGTTCAAATTGACGCAGTTAACCCGAAGCCGTTCGAGCATGTCGAGAACTGCTTCTGAGTATCCGAAGTTATCAGCTAAATCCATCCTATACTTAAGATGGAGAAAAAGTTCCTTTGGATTTAGTATTAGGGTTTACAGTCCTTTGGCAAAGGGGACTAACAACTTTATTTAGGATACCTGCTACACCATTGGGGTAGACAAAGTTATTAACATTAAATGGCTCCAGCACTGGCTTCTGTCTGTATGTGTTTGTTAGAGGATCCAACTGTCTTCCTGGTGGTGTATTCACAAAAGGCATATTATATAAAATGAACTTATATTTTAATCTTATGTTAATTTATAAAATGGACGAAAGATCAAAAGCAATACTTGCAAGACTGCAGAAAGAAGTAGAAGATGACGAAAGGGCAATGGCAAACGCTCCGAGAATGCCTCCTAAGCCACCCATAGCGCAGACAAAGCCTAGATCAGGCGGTAGTGGTGTGAAGAACATATACGAAATAATGCCGAAGGACTTACTTGACACACCGAAAAATCCCCATTTTAACGTACACAATATAAAGCTGCCATTTCGTATGGCTATCGTTGCTCCGAGTGGTTCAGGCAAAAGTAACCTCCTCTGCAACATCATAGCCATGTTCTCAGCAAAGCCTGAGGGAACATTCCACACAATTCATATAATTACTAAGAACAAAAACGAGCCTTTGTACAAGTTCTTAGAGTCTATGCACGACGATATAAAAATAACAGAGGGTTTAGAGTCCGTACCCAAATTAGATTCATTTGATAAAGATTTAAGTCATTTAATTTGCTTTGACGATCTTGTATTAGAAAAAAATCAACAGAAAATATGCAACTACTACATTAGGTGTCGTAAGCTTAACGCATCCGTATGTTATTTATCGCAGTCATACTATCAGACTCCTAAAATCGTGCGACAGAATTGCTCTCACCTGCTGCTTCTAAAGTTGGGATCGCACAGGGAAATAAACATGGTGCTTAGCGAAGGAGGATTGGGGGTAGACAAAGAAGATTTATGTAATTTGTACCAAAAAGCAACATCGGAAAAACTTGTACCTTTCTTAATAGATTATGAAGAAGAACCTGAAAAAAGATACAGAAAAGGATTTACAGAGGTCCTGAGTCCTCCGACGAAATTAAGCCAGGAGAGGCCTTCTTAAGCATACAGAATAGCTGCAGTGTAGTAAGGTTTTCCTGCTCAGGTAACCAATATCCTTGCTGCTCAGTAAGCAACTTCACTACTTTATCCCTGGCATTCATGACCGGCAAAAAGCAAGCGTCGTCCGCCATTAACCATGTCTGATCTGGTGTCTTTAGCTTTACTTTTGACTTCCAGGAGTGGGTCTTTGGTCCTTTAACAACTGTTGCCAAGTGAGTGTGTCCATGTCTCTCAACAACGATAGAGGAGTCGCTGTCGGATCTTTCGACTGTAATGGGTTCGTCTGGAGAGTTGATTGGGAATGGCGATTTTCCAGATTCATTAAGGTAAGATTCTGGCGTGCTAGCGCTTTCGAAGTACCTAGGTCGCTTCCCGGGAAGACTTTCCGATCTTGGCGACACTTGCACCACTCTGAGAGGCATAGGACAAAACTCTGTCTGCGTTTCTTTTGATACTGTGTCTGCGGCATTGTTTGACAGAATCAAATCTCTGATTTGGTTAAACAAGGCTAATTTCTGTGCCATTATGGGTTTGATAATGGCACAGAGACAAAATCTCCGAAACTTTTTTTTTCAAAAAGAGACAAAGTGAAAGAGACAACTGGGGGGAGTGAAAGAGACAACTGGGGGGACATACCGGATGAGAAATAAAATTTTTTATCTCTCCGCTGAATACGGCCTCGGCTCATTATCGAACCCATATGAAAGAAGATGCCATGTTGCTCATCATCCTACTCACCACTATATTCGGCGCTGTACTTGGGGCTACTGTGGTTCTCTACTTCCTTGTCTACCTCGAAGACAATAAGCTTATCCACATTAGAAAGGTGCGATGTGACAAGGGATCAAAGCGAGGGCCGAGAACAACGCCTGCAAAGATATGGCCAGAACTTGACTGAATATGAAGACATGGAAGAAGCTGGGTTAGTCTTTTAGTACCCTAGAACAGTTAGCTCCATAAGAATATCATGTGCTTGATTTCTGTCTATTTGTTTAGATTGTATTAACTGCACTAGCATTCTCTTAAAGTCTTTAACTAACTGTGGATTGTCATTACCTGCGGCTATAATGCCTCTCATTTTTTCAAATTCGTGCACTAACTTCTCATTCTTTGACTTCGCTTCAGTCGGCACCTCTTGCCAACTGCCTACTCCTGCACTCTTTGTGAGTTTGTTTATGTACTCTTTCTCTTCGTCCGTCAGTGCAAGAAGGTCGTCGTTAGATGGTGCCTTGCTGTCGAGCAGCGCTTTCAGCACGCCCTTCACAGATCCTCCTACGCAGTGGTTCTTATTGTTCTTTATTCTCCATCCTCCCTTCGACCTCATGCTGACTACTCCGTCATCAAGCATACCGCTATTAACAAGGTACTTGCCAAACTGCTTATACTCGTCTTTTTTTCTTGGTACGCCTTCAGATATGTGAGCTGACGTTCCTCTCCCTTCAATGTGTTTCTTTTTTGGTTTTGGTCGTGGATCTTTGACAGGCGAGCTACCGTGTGTTCTTACGAGTGGGGGGCCAGATCCTTCCATTATTCCTCTGCCTAGTACATTCATCATCTGTTCATATACGTTAGAACCTGGCGCAAAAGTGCTTGTGCCTGCATTGCTTTGTATTTGGTCAATAGCGTCCTGTATGTTAGTTGTAGGAATAAACTCTGTCTGCTTTTCTTTTACTGCGTCTGCCAGCGACTGTTTTCTGTATACTCCTTTCGCGTCAACCCATTTGCTGAATGCTTCGTTAGCAGAGTACAAAGATTCAAATAGGTTTGGCCCAAACTTGCTTTGAATCTCTTCGTTTGTAAGTCCTCTTTTTCTTAACGAAGCATCGTCTACCATTCCTCTTCTCCAGGACGGCAATTCAGGGACTGACCGGGATAGAGCATCTAATAAGTCATCCCCTTTTTTGTTTAAGTAGTCATCAGCGCTTGTGTATGCGCTTCCTATTTTGTCAAATAAACCGCTTCTGAATGAGTCTATAGCACTTGCGTCTGAAACTTGTACTACCTCACCAGATGGCAATGTTTTTGTTTCCGTCCTTGGTAGCTTCTCGAACATTTCTGATGGCCTTATACTCAACGCATCTTTTGTACCTTCAGCAACTGCTTGTGCAATTTGGAGAATTTGGTCCTGATTATAATAAGCAATCATGGCGACTGCTGCAGGCATTGTGTAGCCTGAATACTCGAACGCTTTATTGTCGAGTCTTTCTAGTATGGGGCCTACTTCGCTACTTAGCTGTGCAACACTTGCAGCAGCCTTCTGTGATAAATCCTTCAGGTCTGTCTGACGTATCGCTTCGTAAAGGTAGCTGCTTTGGTCTTTCAAATAGTTTACTGTTGCTGGAATGGCCTTTGTCGTAGCAAACTTCGTCGCTTCCGCCTTTACCATTGATTTTGCTGCTTCAACAACAGGCTCTCCGAATACCATGTTAAGAGCCTCATTTACTTTCCTGCCCTGTGATACAAGGCCACCAACTGTCTCTGCTGCACTGTAAGTCCGGTTTTGGAATGTTGCGTCCTCCTGCCATGCCGATGGAGCAGCCGCCATAAACGCAGTCCATAGTGTAAAGCTTATCCATGACGAAAACCCTAAGAAGGACGCAGCGTAGTTCAATATGTACTCCTCAGCCAACTTTTTCTGTGGTCCATCAGGAATAAAGCCATACGCTTGTTTTACAATACTATAAACAGTGAAGAGAGAGGACGCAACTGTTGCTGCTGTCATCGCACCACCTGTGAAACCAGTAGTACCGGTGGAAGTACTACCGTTCAAGGGCTTGTCGCGTTAGAGTTAAACTGGTTTGCAGATCCACCAGGAGCGAGCGGAGTACTTGTGTACTGAGCTCTGTTTCTTTGCTGTACAGAAGCACCTTTGTAAAGACCCTCTAATAGAGTTATAAATAGAGGTCCGGGAATCCCGCCACTGTGCTGGTTACCCCTGTCTGTGAGGTCACCGTATATTGATGATATTTCGTCTTGTACTAGATCAATTGCAACATACAGAAAGGATAAGAGAGGACCAGGAAGCCCTTGAAGTACTGATCTTGGTTGCTTTACAAAGCCATTCAATTTTATTGCTAAAACTGCCAACATAGACTCCTTGGTTACGCCCGTTAAAGTCCCACTCATAGCCTTCATGTCCTGAAGTGTCTCTCCTGTTGTCATGTACTGAGAAAGAGCACCTAAGGCAGTTGCTTCGTTAGATATTTCCTGTGCAATGTTCTGAAGGTAAAGAGCTCTGTATTGCTCGCGTGAAAGAATTGGTGTCAGTTGTTCTGATGCCATTGTATACAAAGGACAGAGAAAATAAAAGCTAGAAGTGGGCGGGGAAAATCAACACATCAATTTTCCCCTTTTTCCACCTTCCTTATTTGTTACTGGACTTTAAGATAATAATATCATATTGTTACTATTATAGTAAGAGGTGAAAATCAAGACATTTTAGAGGAAAAGTATCTAAGGACACACAGAACGCTTTATACTTCCCAAAGTTCCCAACTAAAAGCGTTCTCATGTCTATTTGAAAAAGTTTCTGGAGTAACGGTTTTCCGGCTGATTTTCACCCTTACCGGATTGCAGCCCCTTTCTCTCTCTCCGAGTGCCCCTTACAGACTATTTCCGAGCCAATGAAAAAAAATTGCGATTTTCCCGCGGGAGATTTAGAAGCCTTTTCATAATCTAACCCTATTTTAACAAAATGTTGACTGCCGCCAAAATCACCAAACAAGACTTCCTCTTCCGTCACCGCATTATTGAGCGGGTAGACAAGGACAAACTATATCAAGTATGCAATTCCAAGGACTTGCTTGTCACAAAGCATTGGGACACTAACCATGAGAATGAGAAAGTGCTTATGACGAAGTACAAAAAACTCTTCAAGTCAGTAGAGGACGGTTGCCAAGTGACATACATACAAAGCAACTCTTGTCCGTACGGAAGAGTCTTCCCTAGCAAATCTTTGGGAATGGCAACAATTCGCCGGGAAGTCAGACATACTCTGTGCGACGACCAGCACTATGACTTTGATCTTTCGAATGCACAGCCGTGCATAGTTCACCAGTACCTTCGCAAAGCAGGCATACCAACACCAGCAAACATAAAGTACTATGCACTGAACAGAGACAAGGTCCTACAAGAGCATATGGAACTACTCCAAATCGGCAGAGCAGAATGCAAAGCACTTTTTCTTCGCCTCTTCTTCTACGGAACATACGAAGGATGGGAGAAACACATGAAAGAGAACAACTTAAAGTACACAGCGTACCCATTAGGTGTACCTCCTTACATAGCAAAACTCTCTAACGAACTAAGGCAATTAGTACCTAGACTAGTGGAGGCAAATCCCGACCTTAACAGGATCGTCCAGGCACAAGAAAAAGGAAACAAAGACGGAGCTTTTATGGGGTACTTGTTGCAATCCTATGAATATAACATTATTAACTATGTTTTGGAGGAAGTCGACAAGAGAACAGATCTCATGAAAGGAGCGAACTCAAACACAAAATATGTCATCTACGAATTCGATGGGATCAAGTTTCTGAAAACCAGTGTAGAAAGAAACGGTGGAAAGGATAAAGTTCTGGATTTGCTTTCGGGAATTGTTCGGGAAGGTTTGGGATTGTTTCTCAAGTTTGAAGTTAAAGCAATGGACGAAAGAATTAGCCTGGAACCAGCAGAAGAAATTGGGATTGCTAGGGAAATATCGGAGTTGGCGAAGTCACATATGGCAGCAACGAAGAAAGTGGCTTCACTTAGGCCGAATTGGTATTTCTATGTTCTTCCTACAAAGGAGTGGTACTGCTACGACGATGAAACAAACAACTGGATGAAGAGTGAACATTATCTTATTAAAAAGTATCCTGAAATACTGTCTGAATATGTAGACGAAATTGCTGGGAACAATAAGCAATTGATAGAGGCTGCGAGGCAATTCAAAGTATCTATTGGTTCAGCAAACTATTCGTCTTCTTTCATGAAGTGGGCCAAAACAATATTCGCAGTAAAGTCTGTCAGCTTTGATGAAAATCTGTATCTTTTAAACGCTACAAATGGTGTCATAGACTTTGAAACATTGGAATTCAGAGAACGCAAACGCGAGGACTACCTCACCTTCTCTTTGGGATACGACATATACCCGTACGAACTTCCTGGATACGAAAATCAGAAAACGGACACTTTTATTGAGCAAACCGAACAGTTGGAAACTATATTTTCCCAAATCTGGCCAGATTCTGAAGTAAGGAAACTTGCATTAATAATATTGGCATCTGGATTGGTCGGAGTAAACACTGAGCGTTTTTTCGTCATGAACGGGAGCGGAAGAAATGGCAAAGGTCTAGTTCATAACTTTCAACAGCTAGCACTGAATGATTACTGTAAGAAAGTCAGTTCAGCTCTACTTACAGAAAGCAAACAGTACAAGACAAGCAATGAAGCAAACGGAACTCTTATTGACATAGATAAAGTTCGCTATGTGTACACAACTGAACCGGCGGTGTCTGTACCCTTACAAAATAGTAACATAAAAGAGCTAACAGGAGAAGTTAGTCTCCGCGCTAGGCAGATGTACAAAGAAAACCAGGACATTCTTATACACTGCACTTTAGCTATGGAAACTAATGCAGTTCCGCCTTTAGCAGAGAAAGCTCTTGACGCGGACAGAGACAGAATTGTGGATTTACCATTTACTTCCCGCTTTGTTGCAGACGAAAATAAATGGTCAAACGAAAAGCATATTTATCCAATGGAACCTAAGTTCAAAGAGAAAAAGTTCCTTCTAGAAAGAAGAAATGCTTATCTCAATATTCTGATAAAGCACTTACTTCTGCTAAGAGGAGCAGGATACAAAATAGCTACATTCATTCCGTTTTGTATAAAGGAGAGAACAGAGCTATATTGCAATGAGTCCGTTTTGGCTTTCTCTTTGTTTAGACAGCTGTTTGAGATCGTACCAGAACCGCAAGGCCCTGACTTTACAGTGCAACAGATAGTAACTGCTATACAGAACAGTGAACAGTGGTGCATGCAGCCTGGGTCTGTAAAACGCAACAAAGAAAACGGAAAAGACGCTATGAAGCAGTTCTTTTGTACTTCCGATTACTTTACAAAGTACTTCTATGAGCACCACAAGCAGAAGTTTATCCGCGGGTTTAGGCGCAGGGTGGAAGAGGACGATCAAACTCTACTTACTGATTTTGACCTACTTAGTGAAGTATCTACGGAGGAGATTTAATATTTTCTTAAGCTTTAATATAGACATGTCGGTTCTTAATCTTCATTCTCGTATGCACACTATTCCCGATGTTGACCAGGGACGCATACCAAACAATCCAGGAGTACTTGGACACTACACCCCTCCTGATCAAACTGCGTCCCGTCCCTGGTACTTTGGAGGAGCTAATCAACGCACGTACGTTACTCGTGAGGAAAGGGAATATCTAGGAGACAAAGGCTCTTTTATGACCTACGGAAGACAAAGACCAAATAGGCGATTATTTGAGTACGGTGTTGAGGGTAGAGGCAATAAGGGCGATTGGGCTTATAACACTAAACACAACCCCTTTTCACCGAAAGGAAGCGGAGCAAGGAAGCCAGTGAAAGGCTTTAAAGGAAACCCAGTGAAAGATATTAGGAAAGGTCTTGGTGGTGGTGCAAGCATGTTTACTAAGAAAGGAATAAGGCACAACAAAGAGCAGTTGTTCGGAAGTGGACCTATGGTTTGAAAAATATAGCAAACTTTTTAGTAATTTTTTATCTTGATTAATTATATAACATGCATACGGTCACTTTAGGTAGATATAACATAGCGAACACGGACAACAACCGCCTCGTCTACGACCTGCCAGGAAGTAAGAATTTAGAAGGATCAGAGATAGCACTTAGCAATCTGTACATGTTTTACTCATGGACGAATATTAACGCCACTCCCTTAGCAAACAATACTTTAGAAATATTCATTCCTGCTCTAACAGTGGATGCAGCAGGTGTAGTAAATGCGAACTCAGGTGTAACTCAGTGGACATCGATTACGCTACCAGATGGCTTATACGAAGTAGCAGATGTTAACAGTTACTTACAACAGTGGGCCATTAGTCAGGACCTATACATGATTGATACAGCAGGAAACAACGTGTACTTTTTCAAATTAGAAGTGAATCCCAGTGCTTATGCTATACAAGTAACGTCATACACCCTCCCAACCCCTGGTACTATCGGTGCGTATACTCAGCCTGCCAACGGATTTGGAACTACATTTGTAAATAGTTTAGCTGGTGGTGTTGGTGTAGCAACAGGCAACTTCCCCCCTACTGGTACAAGTGATGCAAATGGTTGGAGATTCCCAGCTAACTTCAACGATTGGGTTGGGTTCGCAGCGAACACAGCAGTTAACGCAAACACACTCGGCTCCTACTATTCCTTTATTCCAGTGACTGTAGACAATAGCTTTCCTCTTGGTAACATTTCGACTTTGTCCACTCAAACACCTAATGTGCAGCCGAACCAGGTAATATACTTGAATTGCAACTTAGTTAGTAATAAGTACGCAAACCCGTCTACCTTTTTGTACCCAGTTCCTGCAAAGGTTGGAGTAGGACAGTTTCTAGCATTAGAAGTTCCAGAGTATGCTTGGAATAAGCTTATTCCAGGCCAAGCCTCTCAACTTATTCTTACTTTCACTGACGCTTTAGGAAGACCTATTAAAATTCTTGACCCATCTATGATAATCAACCTACTTATTCGAGACCACGAAGACAAACACATGAACATGGGCCACTCGAACACAATGGGAGGACCAGCGTCTTCTCACACTCTGCAATATTCCCAACATCCAGTGAACAACGAGTCGTCGTCCCAACACACACGTTTAGGAAGAAAGTTGCATCAGAAATATTAAAATATGCGTAATTTTATAATGGATCGCTTAACTATTGACAAATTAAACAATCACTTAAATGAGTTTTCGCGAGAGCAGGAGCAGCTAATGAGAGAATTAAGAGAAGCTCCGTCTATAAGCAAGGAGAAACCAATCAAAGAACAGCTCTCTGCAGTGGAAGCGATGCTTCGCAGCTTAATAAAGATGAGAACAATAAAAAGAAAAGAAGATGAAAATTCAGTTTAAAATGTATAGCATATATATAAAATGCCATACATTTACAGACCAGGCCATGTGGGCAGTAAAACTTTAGTAAGTCTAAAGAATGAAACGAAGACGGGGGATGTGCAGGTAGGTGACATAAAGAACAAAATACCAAAGAAAGAATACGAGAAGGGCATGAAGGATTTGAATTTAGCAGGAAACATACACGAAAAGATAGGAAAGCTGAAAGTAGACGACAAAGCAGCTAAGAAAAAGAAAATGAAGGAAAACAAGCCGATTACATTTGACATAAACGACAAGCCGAAACATAAGGACAAGTAGTTTATCAGGAAATTATTTTCTAATGAATGAATATATCATGGCAACCGCAGACGCTCTAGTTTACGACCTTTCTCAAATGACTGATGCTACTCCCCAAGTCTTCACCAAAAGGGACTGGTTAAGCATTCAGGATCAGCAGAATTCAAATTATTCTGGAAATCAGTGCATTATCGATACCAGCCAACTGGCCAACTCAAATAAGTATATGAGCTACAGAGATGCCTATATTAGCATGCCTCTTGTTCTCGTTGCTACTGAAGCAATTGGTGCTGGTGGTGCCGTTATGCCTAACCCAGGTACAGGAACTACGTCAGCAGAGTTCGCTTTTGGCCTTAAAAACAGTTTCCAAACTATGATCCACAGTATGACTCTTGATTATGCTGGTACTACTATCATTCAACAAACCCCATTTACTTCTCTTTTCACCACCTTTCAACTTCTTACCACTCTCAGTTTAGACGATCTTAACCTTAATGGTGCTTCCATTGGTTTTTACCCCGACGATGTTAACTTCGCTTACCTTACAGCTGCAGCAAGTGGATCAGGTGTTGGATGTGTAAACAACATCAACGTTGTACAGCAAGGCCACACTGCTTCTGTTCTTGCAGGAGGTTCTGAGTACTCAAACAAAGGTATGTGGGAGAGACAATCTAAGTGGATTGTCGACGAAAACGCACCATCAGGCCAGATTGGTGCTCAAATCAGCACTATTCTTGACGGAGCAAGTATGGACGCTCTTTACATGTCTCGTGTAAAGCAAACAGCAGGAGCTGCATCAGGACAGTCAGGAATTATGTACCAAATTCAAGCACAATTGTTCTTGAAACACCTTCACCCATTCTTCTCCCAAATTCCTCTTCTTAAAGGTGTGTTTTTCAGATTGACTTTAAATCTTAACCAGCCTTCTATCCTCCTTACTCAGTCTGCAGGTGGATGGGTAATAACTTCTGTTACCAGTCCTCTTGGTGGTATTAACCCTGTTTTGATTGGTTCTTCTGTTAAAGACACTGCTCTTGAAAGTGCTGGAAACGCTGCCGCTGTTGCAGTCAGCCCCAGTCTCTATGCTCCTGGTGTTATTTCAGCCTCAGCTGGTGCCCAGACCTTATACGTCACACTCAACGTAGGAAACAGAGTTGTTGACGCAACACAAATCTCCCGTTTAGGAACTTTGACAAACCAGACTGGACTTAACTCCTCATGTTTCTTGAACGTGCCTGCTTACACTTTCAACCCCTCCTTTGAGGAAGCATACTTGAGCAGACCAACCAAGACAATTATGTACACTGATATTTACCAATTCACTACAACAAAGGTTGCAGCTGGAGGACAGTTCAACTTCTTATTGACGAACGGTATTTCTAATATCCGCTCTGTGACAATCTTTCCATTCATCGACGGTATGGTATCAGGATCGTCAGGAACTCTTTCTCAACCACAGTTCCAAAATCCATTCGACACATGCGGAGGTGGAACAAGTGCACCTTACGCTGCTCTTAACAACTTTAACGTTGTTGTTGCTGGTCAGAACATGGTTTACAACCAAATCCAATACGACTACCAAGAATTCCTTGAACAGTTGGTAGGTGTCAACAGTGTTAACGGTAACTTGGTTGACGGTCTTACTAGCGGTTTGATTGACTTCCCCAAGTGGCAAAAATTATACCGTGCGTACTACATCAACACCTCGAGAATGTTACCGATCGACGAGAGCGTCCCAAAGAGCGTGACCATAACAGGAAAATCACTTTCAAAATTAGACATGGTTATGTACTGCTTCATAGAATATGGGGTCCAAGTGTCGGTAGATGTCTTAACGGGCGCAAGAGTGTAAATTCGGGGTTCTACAATACTTTTTAAAATTTAATTAAAATACTTAATATTTTCCTGCAGGAACATATAAAGTCAGGTCTTGTACCATTTCCGGTGCATTCAATTCAATTGAAGCACTAGCGCATTCGCAGCAGATCGATTCTCTAATTCCCGGAAACTCAAAACCTGAGCACTTGGAACAATAGGAGTTGGGGCAGCAAGGGCAGTAGACATGCCCGAATGATGTATCTTGGAATCTACAGAAGTCTGACAGCACATCGTAGTTTCTCCTATTGGTGTCTTCTCCCAATCCACCGCACTGGCTGCAGTGGTGCCATGGACAGACGAACTTGGTGTCACAGGCTCGGAAAGACACATGCCCGCGCTGAGAGGACAACAGTGATTTGAGGCAACTGGAGTGGTACACTTTTGGACACCCTCCAACTCCACAGAACATAAAGTCGCTGTCCCATTTTTCGTCTCCAGAAACAGTGGTGTCAAGTCCTCTTTCGCTGATTGTATTAATGCAAGATTGTTTGCAAATGAAGCAGACCTTCTCAAATGTTGTAGACCTTCCAATGTCTGACCTGGCATATCTGTCCCAGTATCGATAGACAGGTGAATTCTTTTTAAGTTCCTCATTACTAACCGCATTTCCGAAAGCTTCTTGTAAGAAAGATATGACCTTCGATCGCTGATCAGCTGCCCAAGGCGGTAAGCGGTCGGGAATGTTACCTTTACTGGTACTTTTTCTTTTCCTGGCATTGCGCTTGACTATTGATCTAGTAAATTCAGTAGGTGGGCAAAAAATTACTGGACTTCTCCTTTCTCGCCTCTGCATTGTATAGGGTTCGATAATGAGACATCTAAGTATTCAGAGGAGTGAAGAGACTTGTAACCTCGGGGTTTTTTGTGAAGTGAAAGAGACGGGGGCAATCCGGTAAGAGATGGGGGCGATCCGGTAAGAGACGGGGGCGGAATAAAAATTTCAGTCTCTCTCGGATTTTTTTTTTGTCGGAGAATTGGAGACTTCATCATTATCATACCCTAAAGCCACAAAATATGTCCGATCCTCAAACCAGCGAAAACATGTCAGCCTTCGACAAAGCATTAGCAGACAAAGAAAACAACATAAAGTGCTCTCAGTGCATTAAGCCCTGCAATGCTGCAGTAGCCACTCCTGTGTCTCAGTGGGATTACCTGTTAGACACTTACTCTTTCTTCTCTAAGTCAGCAAGAGACAGAGAACAAGACGACAGATATGACGATTCATACGAGGACTTCTTTTTCAACGAAAATGCTCAAGAATGGACATGCAAGCACTGCACTTTCACTGTGCGCTACAACTCTTTCAAACTTCCACTTAATGAGTACATGGGAATGATGAGAAAAAGTGCCTACAATATGGCCTACAATCCCTTTTCGTGCTACAACATGGTTATTCCCCAGATTAGTCAGGTGCACGACTTAGCGGGAAACATGATCGTAGAGCCGTGCTGCAAAAGGTTAGCAATATTCTTTCCGTATTTGAAGGAAGCAAAAGACTACAATCGCTGGATTGGATTCTTTAACAATGCTGTGAAAACAGTCAACAAGGAAGAGTTTGGTTTTGTGGAAGCCTTAGACCTACTGAACAGCGACTTGCACAATGATAAGTACCCAAACGCATACGAAGCCGCCTATTTGCGTATTCTCATTATCAAGCAGTACAACTACAGTGGAGGAGGCTTTTTCAGATGGAACGCACACCATAGTCATATAAAGTCATATATTGAGTATGCTCATGAGATGTTCGAGCAACTGGAGGAACTGAACGAAGAAACCCAGTTGCACATTCTCAACACAGTATGCAACGACACTGTCATCCCCTTTGAAGCATGGGAATGGCGAGAATTCCTTTTTTTCTTTCATCAAGACTACGACATGTACGATGAGAAGCTGTACTATGCAGAAGATGAAGAAATGCCCTTTCTTGGTGATATTACTATGGAGCCATATGAGAAAGAAAACTGCAATTTGCCAATACATATTCTCCGAGTTGGGGAATTGGGAACAGTGAGAGACCAAGACCAACAAGTGGCGTTTGACAACAAACGATACGCAGATATTGTTTGGGTAGATGCAAGAGTACCAAAGTCATGGAGAGTGTCTTCTATTAGAAGGATGACAGACCACAGGAAGGAAGAAAGAGCTGTGTACAGAAATACTACTAGACAACAGACTCTTTTTATTTATCAGTTCCATACGAAGACACATATATTCAATATGCCTCTTGGGTTTTGCCCCGCTTTCGAAGTAAAGAGAGAACTGCACTACGAGAATACGGACAAAAGAAGAGTAAACAATAAAGACAAAAAAGCTTGGATACTTGTATACTTAAGTGTTGACTTCGTTATTAGAGAGCTGAATGGCTTTATGAAGCACATTTATCAGAAAAACGAACCAATGAAGATCGACGGGATCCGCTTCTCCACGATTCCAAACGCTTACGAATGTACGCATGAGGAGATGAAGAAGGCTGATATAAAAACTGTCGTCATGAATGCCCATAAGGAACCTTTCATCAGTGGCGATGGACTCTATACCGGCGAGGAAAGCAATGTCGCTTTCTTCTTGGCTGACTTGGGGAGTTATGGGTTGAAAAGTTGGAGGGACAATGGCCATCTTATTGATGATGAAGAAGACTTATCTTCAATTCATGATTGACGAATAACATTTTCTGTGTCAATGTCTATTTCCTTTCTTAATTGGGGGTCCTTACTCATGAAAAAGTGTTTTAACACCCACTCATTTTTTTTGTAATCATTTTTCTTATTTAAATCGTTAAAGTAAGACAAGAACTTCTCTGTATCATTCTTTAAACTTTTTGTTTCAAATCTTTTGTCGTTTACAAAGTGAGCCCATGCGAGCTGGTAGTAACCGCACGTGTCGGCTACTATACTTTGAATGTCTTTCGTTGGGTGCCACGGTTTTTTTCCGATGGCTTCTTGGACTAATTTGTTTACGATTTTTGGGGGTGGCATACCATAGGAGTCAAAATAGACTGCCTCAGAGTGGTCGTGTCCATCCAACTTTCGGATTTGCAAACCAACCCAATGAGATCCCGAATTTAATTTAAGAGACTCCGGATCTTGTTCAGACTCTAAATTAATGCAGTAATATACGTTTGGTTTTAATTTCTTGGGAAGTTCAGACTTAAAACCACACATCGCTAAAGGTATGCCCATCTTTTTAGAGGCATCTTCAATATCTACGTTCGTTAACATTATATACAATGTAAATATATAATTTTAAATTAAATTAATGCAAAATACTTAGATTACTTCTGCCAAGGGAAGAACGAACCAACGTGACCAGCGCCTCGAATGTCATGTGCCAAACTTGGTGGAAATTGAGAAGCGAAGAAAAAGTTTTGCGCAGCTGCTTGAGGAGCCTTAGATGCAGCCATAGGGCTTAATAGGTTACCACCTGCTCCTACGTTTGTCATTTGATTAGCGGACATGTGACTGCCAATAGCACCACCACTTGCATACATTCCGTTTCCTCTTGCCCATAATCCTTTACCCTGGGCTTTTTTGGCGGCTTTCTTTAATGTATTCTCGCCTACTACAGACTCCATTCGTCTTTGCGCTACTAAGAAAGCGTCTACTAATGCATCTTCATCAATGTCAGCAATATGGCCTTCATCTTTTGCATCATCTATTAGATCTCTGATATTATCTGTGCTCATTCTATCCACATCCGGATCACCCATACCGGCTCGCTTAGCTTCTGCTGCTATCATTTTTCTAAAATTATCGAAGGACCCAACTTCTCTCTTGTCTCCAGCGCTTAATTTGCTGAAAACTGCTTTCAAAGCGTCAGTTGATTGCTTGTCACCAATTCCCCATCCACCAGTGTTCCTCCTGAAGTTAGAACCGCTTGGCTTGTCAAATCTTGAATTACCTATTTTGACACTTCCGCCTACTTTCCTTGCGGGGTCGCGTACAGCGTTGGATCCTTTTCCTGCTGTTTTCGCAATAATCGAGGAATGTGATGGGCCAAGTCCTTTCCATCCACCTTTGGGTTTCTTACCCGTCGGTTTAGGTGGACAAGTTTTCTTTTTGTCCATTCTCCCCTCCTTAATGTTCTGTGTGTAAGATGTATAGCAGCCGTCTGCGTCTGGGCCCATAATCATACCTCCTGAAGGTGGTGCTTTGTATGCGCCATGAATCGGTCCTCCTCTTTTACTCGGCATTATACCACTACCAGAGAAATTATTTTGATCGATTTCTCCTTTTCCTAAAACAATTGTAGCGGCACCTCCTTTCTTCTTAACAATCTTTTTTGCGTTTTCTTGGCTCATAATACATGATGTGCACTTATCGCAGCCAGATCCCATAGTTACTCTTACACCCTTTCCGTTTCTTAATCTTTGCTTTTGATTTGCTGATAAGTTAAATAGGGGAAGGTTTACCATGTCGTGATCGGCTGCGCCGCCCATAGGAGGAGGAGGGGTTTGGTTTCCTCCTGCACCTGGCCCGCTTCCTCCAACTTCCATACTTTTCTTTACTTTGGTTATTTTCTTTCCAATGTGTGGTCTTGCGCCGACACCAAAAACACCAGGAGGAGTTTGGCTTCCTGATGGCGTTGTGCCTTGAAGTGTTCCACCGTCTGGATTTCGCCTTCTTGCCCTCACACCGGGCCTGGGGCATGTCCTTAGTTTAGCACCTGCTTCTTCGCAGGTTGGGGCTCTCCTTCGTGGAGTTCGTTCTCTTTGTCTAGTGACTCTTGCACCACTCCTTGTTTGAACCATGGTAATATATTGTATGGAAAGATTTTCTTTTGCTAAAGTATATTAATATGAACTTTACGCAGTTTGTTAAGAACTATGTGGAAAGAAACCCTGGAACAAAGTACAGCTCTGCTTTGAAAGACATAGACGTAAAATGCCTATGGAGAGACTACAAGAACAAGAAGGCTAGAACTCCTACTTTGAGTAGAGGAAATATCCGTCCTCCTTCTGCTTTTTCCGCTACACCAATGGGGGAAATGCTAATGTTAAATCGTGCGTTAAATGTAGATTACCAGAACCAGCAACAGCCAAACAATCTTTTCCAGATTATGAATGCCCCAAGACAGGCGGTAGAGAGGAGAACAATGGGAACAATGACAGACGACATACTCAACGCTGACACAGACGACGATAGTGACGACGGTTCTGAATATTTACGGGGCTTTAGATACAGAAACATATATGACTACGACACAGACGACGACATCATAGTAGACGCTCGCAATCCAATGCTAGACGCGGGACAGCCTGAAGCTAAGGAGGAGCAGGTGCCAAGTTTTGAGAGGCCAAATATACAAGGCAACTACTCTCTTTTTGACCTACTACCAGACGACATACCTCGCCTTGGTCCTGGTGTTACTCTTCCTCAGTACCAACAGGGTTTTGGATTAAAAAGAATGAAAAGAGCGTACAACTACGGTACAGGAATGAGAAGAAACAGAAGAAGATAAAATATATGTCTTAATTATACAATGTATAAGCCTAATCAGCAAGTAGGTAGAGTTTCTAGCAGTTTCATGCCGTCATGGGCAAATGAAGGTCGGAATATTCCTTCCGCAGGACTAAGCTATTACCAATTATTTCCTCAGTCAATAGAGGCAGCATTAAGAGAGGCAGATGTTGTCGAAAAAGCTACCAAGAAAAGAATAGAGACAGTAAAAGAAATATACAGTAAAATGAGGAAGGGAAATAGAAGGTTTAAAGGAGGGAGTACAAGAGACGACGACAGCACAGGTACACCAACATTTGACTTTGACAGCGATGATGATATCTTAGGGGAAGACTTTGACGCAGCTGTACAAGCAACAATAGCACAAGAGCAAAAACAAGAAACTCCTCCTCCACAAGGTCGAGTAGCTTTCAAGGGAAAGAGACCTATTCCTCCTCCCCAAAAAAGACTAAGAGAATTTGATGAGGTATCAAAAGACGCACTTCATGAACAAAACGAAACCTTCTTAGAAGGACAAAAAGCACAGAGGGAACTTAATAGGTTAAAAAGACTAAGAGAAAACCCAGAAAGAGGGGGAAAGCAACCACACGATAGAATAATCAATGTAGCTGAACAGAAGCTAGAAGACCTCGCTGACGAATACGACGAAAAAATGCATAAAGACCTTCTTAAGTTTTATAGGATGTACCCCAACTATCGTACTGCTGATGAAGTCGAACAAATAGTAAATGGAGATATTTCATCAGACTTAAATAAGGCTAAATTTATATGGATGCACTGGTTTTACCAAAAAGAGTCAAGGGAGAAAAACGACAGGAGTTTGCAAGACCAGCTAGGTGAACCTTTAGAGGGAGCAGAAGGAGACAGACCATCCAACATTTTAAAAAAGTACAAATTGAATATCATCAATCCTAAGAAAAACGACTTTGTTAGAGCTATAGAAGGAATACGAAGTGGTGCGAGAAAGAGAAGAAACCTTTTTGAAATGAAGTTCTGGAACGAAAAGAAATAATATCTCTTCCTATGCCATACAATGTCAAGGAGAAGAGAGAGATCTCCAGAAAATACTGACAGGAGAACGAGACAAAGAATAGAGAGCAATAGAAACAACAATCCCGCCTTTATTACTGATTTAAGAAGGCATATAGACAGCTTCAGCACAGGACTGTCTACCATAGAAGCTGCTATGGCAGACGCTAGAGGAGAAATAAGAAGAGGCGGATTTGAACGTAGCAGAGACAGAGGACACTTTGACTCAACTGATGAGAGCGTATTAAGAGATCCTTACTACGGTTGGGATGAAGACAACCCAGAAATGGAAAATATAAACGTCGGTGCTTACCCATATCACAGCAGCAGGATGCCTCATAATCCGTGGAATGGGTACTACTACAACCAGAAAAAACGGGGTGACTTAGGTTTTGAACCCAATTGGTTTAGAGAAGACGACCACAATTTGGACGCTTATTACAAAAACCATAGAAACTTTAATGCACGACGCTTCTATCCATCTGACATTGGACCGTCTACTGATCTTCCTAGGTTGTCTCAAAGAAGGTCAGACTACCCAACGAACAGACACTCTCAATTGATGAACGAACAAGCCATTGTTAGACAAAGAAACATTGAAACATTAGACAAGGCGAGAAGAGATTTGAGACAACAAAGTATTGATGATATATTCGTTAGTGATGATGAACTAGAAGGAGAAGGGATTAGAAAGACAAGGTGCTGGAAAGGGTACAAACCAGTGAAAGGAAAGAAAGCGTATAGTAAGGGGTCTTGTAAAAAGGCAAAATAAGACCATTTAAACCCAAAATTAAGCAAAAAAGGTCATTTATCTGATAATTAAGCTTAAAAATGACTTAAATTAAGGTAAAATACCCTTATTTCCTTAAATAAATCGATTTATT